TTATCTGATTTTTTAACTTCTTTAGCTTTGTATTCTTCGACACCTGCTGCTTTTAAGCCGACATAATCATCGTGTGAACATTCAAACTCTTCACCTGCTTTGTACCATTTGCCTGAATAACATACTTTTCTTGTTGCTACTACTTTCATTTATTTCTCCTTTTTCTTTTTAGAACCTTTGGGTTTATAAAGGTTGCCGAAATTTACTTTTTCCCATTCATGTGCATCTGCTTCAGGGATTTCTAAAACATCGCCAGATTGGTATTTCTTGCTGCCATAGTAGGCAGTTTGATTAAAAACGAATTTAATTGTTTTATTCATATTTCCATTATACATAAAAAAAGGGCTACCGAAGTAGCCCCAATTTATACAATAAGATTTAATTAATTTTGCAATTATCAAACCACATACCATATTGCTTAGGCTCTACAACCCAAGTGCCTAAAGTATGTTCAATGTCATCATAACTATCATAATCCATCTCTAAGCCAATTAGCTCAATCTTTACTGGCTCAACTCTGCTATATGTTTCAGAATATATTTTTTTAAGATATTTAGTGATATCTGATTTTCTGTAATACCTAGTAATTGGTGTAGTAAAATCACTTAATGGATATCCAGATTTTTCATTGCGCTCTTTAATATACTCATCGGCTTTATCCCAGCATCCTGCTTTCTCATACATATACTGTGCAGTAGACATCCTTACTTGGTAGTAAGTGTGGTAGTAGTCGTTTTTTTTGTTTTCGTTTTTCATATTTAATATCTCCTTAACTATTATTATCCACATCTAAATCTAGTTTGCAACACTTTTGATATAAAAAAATGAATTAATTTTTACATAAAAAAAGGGCTACCGAAGTAGCCCTTAAGGTTTCTAATGTTCTAGTTGTATAACTATGGTGCTACCAAGTCAATAAAAACCAAGATGTGTCATGGGAAAATATACAGTTGCAATCCATATATTCTCCCCAGACTAAGTGAGCTACCAGACTGCTCTACACTGCCTCTGCAAGTGGTGGGAATCGAACCCACGACCTCTTAATCCTTTTTGTTAGTGTTGCATCACATCGTTTGCAACAGGTCTAATATGTTTTGTTGGAAGCTATCCACCATTATCTCAATATAGGATGAAACAACTCTCTTATTCTCCAAGAATCCTATATGACACAGTCAATTTCTTACTAATCCACCAGGCATTTCAGCCTTGTACTTATACTTTCTCAACAGTTATCTCTAGTTACCCCCACTCCATTAACAAAAAAGTTGCTTCTTTTGTTAAGTTGAGTTCACCTAGTGCCTTCACAGCAACGATATTGTAGTTTTCATTAATACATCACCTAGTATTACCTTTGGCTCATCTCCATGTGTCCAGCAGGGGATTCAACCCTTCAGAGGTATAAGCTCTGAGTTCCAACTGTCCCTTCAACCAATCCATGAGTTCTGGAACTTGTCATCTGCTCATTTGTGGCGAGTTGTACTTCTGCGACCCTACAAAACATTCACATATTTAATACCTCTCTGCTATCGTTAGACTGCTCAAGTCCTTAAATATGAAGGTGTCTTTTCACCTATGTCTGTTTACGCTTGATATAATTTTAATTTTCAGAAACCATTAATAATGGTACTCAAAACATATCATTAAGTTAGTTTAAGAAACAAGAACCCTCTCGGTGACAATGTGGTCTGAATCTTGTCTCAGTAGAGTTATCTTCAAGTTTTGTATCGTTTAACTCTCAAGCCGATATGTGTATTTTGGATTGTTGCAAACTAAAAAGCAAGTATTTTGTTAAAAAAAGTATACTTTTTTTTACTAATCCTCTGAAGCCCAATAAAAAAGGGCTACCGAAGTAGCCCTCTATATACACTTATTTAATAATTAAGTAACGATGTCCTTAATTACTGAGAAGCTATCATCATGTCTTAGTGCGACATCAAAATCTTGGAAGAAAGCTAATCTCAATGTACCTGCGTTTGAACCTGTGTATGGGTCTACAATCACATCAACACCTGAATAGAATCCAAGCATTAGTTGTGAGAAGTCACCAAAGATTAAAGCAGATAAAGCTGTACCTGTACCTTTTGTAAGGTCGCTTGGTACTAATGTGCTTGAGAGATAGTCATATCCTAAGATTCTGTTATCTTCGCCAAGAATGAAGTTACCTTCAACACCTGATGCTTGTTTAGATACAGTTCTCAAGTTGGCTGTAACTTTAGGGTTACCTACCCACTTAACTGAAGCATCGTTAAGGATTGCATTATCAACCTCAACAGCTTCTACCATATCAACACACTTAGCATAACTAATAGCACCACCATTTGTACCGATAGCAACAACATTACCTGTAGAAGAAGCAATGATACCTGAAGGCTCATTTGAACCCCCACCTTCTAATGCAACTTCGTCAATCTTTCTTGCGAAAGAGTTGATAACATCTTGTCTAAGTACAGCTTCGATTGATGGGTCAGATTGAAGTTGTAGCTTTCTGGAGATATCTAGCTGACAAGCTAATGTCTTAGGTGACATGGTGACTTGTGCGAAAGTAGCATTTCCTTCTGATGGAGCAGAATCTTCAGCAACAAATGATACATTTGATGTCTCTGCTGACATTTTTGGAATAGCAACATCGCCTTTCAATCCTTGAAGGATTCTAGCACCTGCTTGTCCGACTACTAATCTAGCTTTTAATGCTTCGATGAACTCATCACCAAGATGGTCTGTTGGCTTTAAGAATCCACCAACATTATTTGTTCCAACAACCTGATTGGCTCTGAAATTAATATTTGTTGGCATATAGAAACCTCTAGCTTCTTTACCAGTTCTTGATGCAATTTCATCTGAAACTTCTTTTTCTAGTCCAGATAGTTTGCCTTGAGCAGCTTCAGAAACAGCTTTTAGTAAGCTGTAGCTTCTTTGCTCTTTTTCATTCAAATCAACATTAGATGGTAAATCTAATGGCTTATCGTTTGCGATTGTCTCTAAAAGTGTTCCTCTGAATTGTGCTAGAGTTGCTCCATTTGCTATAGCTTCATTGGCTAAATCTCTTTTATTGTGTTGTACACCTAAATCAATTATAGCCTTTGCTTCTTTAGCGAAGTCTCTCTTCATTTCTTCAAGGTTCACTTCTGGAGTTTTAGTTTCTTCAACTTTATTTTCCATTTTTCTTTCCTTGTTAGAATTAGGGTTAATCTCAATTTGTGCCTTTTTCTCCTTAGACCTAGCAAAGCCGACAAGCCTACTTTGATCTGCTGGAATGGATACAGCACTTACTTCCAGAGGAGACCAAGAATTAACTCTGTAAATGGGAACACCATCTCTCTCTTCTTCCTCTTTTTCCATACTATTGACTTGGTAGCCAACAGATATGTTCTGTCGTATGCCATCTAGTACATCTCTATAGACTTCATCAGCCATTTGGTTTTTAGAGAATCGCACTTTGGCAACTGTTCTTTTGTTTTCTTTGTCGATACCGAATTCTTCAACAACACCAATTTGCTTAGTGTGGTCGTGGTCTAGTAATAGTGGGCTTCTGCCTTGCGACATGAAAGCCATATCTATTTCATCTTCGTTGTGTCCTAACACTTCCATACCGAATCTTCTTTCTACTGGTTCTTCAGAAGATACACCAATCATTATGGTTCTGTTATCTTCATCTATTTTCGATTTATCAAAATGAAAAGCCCTTTGTAGATTTTCTTCAGCATAGAATCTTATTGCTTCATCATTATCTGATTCTTGCTGATTTCTTTGTTCATTTGTTTCTTCTTCTCTAGTTGCATCTTTCTCTGCAACCTCTTTGCTTCTATCCTCTTCATCATGTTCTCCTCTCAATGGGTTTATCTTTGTTAATGTGGAAAACCTGTGTCCAACTAATGTGTCACTTTCTTCGCCACCACGATAAACTCTAATTAGTGCAGCAGGGTCATCTTCTGTGCCTTCTACAGAGAAATCACTATCAGGCACATTAATAGTGCCATCTCTTTCTATTTGTTCTATTTCTCCTCTAGCTCTGCCACCAGAAGTATCCCAAGAAACAAAGTCTCCTACTTCCAATGCGTCTGGTGCTGCTCGTTCTTCTTCATCTTCATGGCCATAAGGTCTTTCATCATCGTTTTCTTCTGGCATTGATTTGCCAAATTCAACAATGTATGAATCCTCAGTTTCACGAATGTCTTTAATGTGTCTTTCTACATTATCACTCATATTACTTGCCATTCTACCATCATCTTCTTTCTTAAGTCTATCCACTATTGCTTTAGACCATGTGAAACCAGCATCGCCACCCCATAAAGCCCATGCTATACGACCATTTGAAGGGAATCCATCTTCATCAGGGGTGAATCCTTCGCCTTGTTTATCTACTTCATGCCTTGAGAAGAAAGAATACATCCTTTTTACAGTCGATTCCGATAGGTTTTTACCATTGACAATGTCTCTCGCCCTAGCTATACCTACTGCTGTACCACCTCTGCCATGCTCTTTTCGCCAGTCTAAGCCCTTCTGAGCTTCAACAATCATGCCTTTTGTTGGTTTATAACTTGCCATTTTTAGTCTTTTTCCATTTGTATTTCTTGGCATTTTCCATATTTTTACCGAAAATCATCTCCCAATTCTGGTTGAATTCCTCATTTGACACTGATTTTGGTCTAGGTTTACTGCCCTTGCTCATCTTCATCACCATCGCTTTGTATTTCGGCATCTATTGGCATTTTTTGTGCACCGAATGGCTGATATGCAGTCTTGACATCGTATTGTTTAGCTAATTCTTCTTCTCTTTGATGTTGTTCAAATAATTCTTCAACATCACGACCATAATTGGCTTGAATGTCTTGCATAGTAACTACACCAGCATTTAAACCATCAACATTAGCTTTAACTTCCTTAACAGGGTCAATCCAACCCCAACTTCTAGGGATAAACATGACATTATCAGCAAATTTGTTGTATTTATCTGGTGGTAACATAAAACCATCTTTAAATGACATGGTTTGTAGTAACCATTTGTTAAAAACTGGCTCTATGAAGTGTTCAATCATAAATTGTTGCAATATTCTGTAATTATCTCTTTCTTCTAGTGTGCCTTGTCTAATAGATGAGTAATTCACACCTTCTAAGTTGTTAGCTAGTGAGACATAAGACACACCCAAACCTGATGCGATACCTCTAAGCACTGATTTGTGAAAAGCATCAAAGCCTGATGTTGGGTGTTGTGGGTCAAATTGTTGTAAGCTCATACCTTCTGGTAGTTGCTCAAATGTACCAGCTTCGGCACTCATTATTGGTGAGTAACCATCATCGGTATCTTCACCAACATAACCATCACCAGCAGGTGAAGTAAAGAAACCCATTTTAGATGCCCCAACTCTAGCAGCTATTAGTTCTGCTTCTTCATAACCATCAAGCATCTTCAATCTGTTTAGTGCTGTAGTCATAAATGGTAAACCTCTTGTTTGTTCTGGTCTTTCTGCTTGAAAAGCATGACAAATATCTTCAGCAGGTATTTCAATGTGCTGTCTATCGTGTTTGCCATGATAAAGGTTGTGGGGATGCTCTTTAAATAGGTAGTAACTAACTGGTCTTTTGTATTTGTCTAATTTGACACCCATTATGATTTCTTGACCATTGTTTAGCAGTTTATTTTCTTCTTCGTCAAGATAATCGGCATCTAAAAACTGTATTCTGTATGGGTCAAGTGGATTATTAGATGTAATGTGCCTAACTAAGACTTCGCCATCTCTTGCTAGTGTTTCAATAAACAATTTTTGAGCATCTAAGAATGACATCTTGCCATCTATGGTGCAATTTCCTCTTTTACCCCATTTCTTCCATTCATTTTCTAAAACTTGGTTGCCTATGGTGTCTAAATTGCCATCTTCATTTCTTGCTTTTGATTGTAGCCTGATGCCATTCTGTCCAACGACATTGGTTACTAATAATTGTATGTATCTTTTGGCATAATCATTGTTTCTGGCTTGTTCACGACATCTGTCTCTAATTTTACGCAAATTAAAACGAATATTGCTATCAGCATTGCTTGAACCACTAATCCAATCAGCAAATAAGTTGCCTGATTGTGTGGCTTTGTAGTTTCTGAATTTTCTTACAGACTTTTTACGACCTTTGAAGAAGTTATCCCATATTGCCATCTTTAAAACCTAACTTTAATTGTGTTTCCTGTATCTTGTTTGTTTTTAACTCGCCATCTTTTCAATTCTTCATTATATTCTGCTCTGTATCTATTGCGAAATGTCATTAAATCATCTATGGACATTCTTGCTAGTGACCTACCAGCGATGCTGTAACTCATTTGGTCTTGTGATGCACGACCCTCGATGGTTGCTTCTATCGCATCTAATACTTTCTTAGCATGGCTTCTGTGGTCGGCATTGGTATCGGTAAAATCAATCTCTATCTTGGCATAACCATCATCAACTGCGATTCTTTCTGAATCGGATGTTCTAGTAATAAAAGCATACCAATGATAATCACCATTAGTATAAGCAGCAGTTGTCGCACTTGGGATTTCAATTATGTAATCGTCTGTGGTTTCTGTTGCTGTGATAGCAAATTTGTGGCTGCCACCACCACCACTATCTTCGTGGTATTCATAAGTGAGGGCATAATCAGCAGGGTCGTAAGTTGCTGCGAGGTCTGGTCGTCTCCAAGTCCATCTGTCACCAACTACTAAAAGGTCTGGTTCTTGGGTTGGATAGTTGTCTCTATCAAATAAGTTCGCCATGTGGAATAGTTTAACCTAAATTATAGTTATTCTTTCCATGAATTTACAAAGTTTCTTGGATTCTTCCTGTATAATCTTCGCCTTTCTTGGATTATAGATGGTTTTTTTAGAGTATTTTGTTGTTTTTTTGCTATTGGGTCTGTTGTTGCTAGTCTTTCAAAGTCTGGTTGTAGAATATAAGCACCTGCTAAAGCATAGACGAATGTATCCAGTGCTTCATTCCTCTCTCTTGTTTGTTTCCATATTAGTGTCGTTTTCCCTTTATGGATTTTTGGTACTCTCTTCTCTGCTGTAAGCTGTCTAAAATATTCTTCATCTAATGTATTCGGAAAGTGAATTAGATTGGTGTCTTTATCGGTCAATCGAGCATGAATAAAATCTTTAGCAGTATCGCCACCAACAACATATAGTGCAGTTCTTCTTCTGCCGACAAAAGTAGGTTTGGATGCAATAGGTTTACCAGATTGTGATGCACCTTTAATGGCAAATATCCTGCGTTGGTTCTTACCTCTAGTAAAGCTATAGACTTGGTCTGTCATGTGTCCACTATCTATGCAAGTTGCATTGATGTTTATTTTGCGACCATCTTCTCTTGTGTATGATTTCTTTAGGAAGTCATCTAGGTCTTGCCAAACTTCTTGGGTTGCAGGATTGCCCCATAATATCTGATATTCTAAAACCCATGCTTCATAATTGTGCGACCAGCCTATAACTTGTACTTCTAACCTGTCTTGCTGTAAGTCAATACCTGCTGTAATTGCTAAAACTTCTTCAGGTATGGTTGCATCGTTGTATTGTTCACATCGTGACATCAATAATTCAGAATCTACAGTTTCACCCCTTTCAATTTCCCAACATTCACCCAATGTTGTGTTGATAAATGTTTGTAGTAATTCAGGTGACTTCTTGGCTTCTAAGAAATCTTCTACTAACTCAACCCATGTTCTAAAAGGTGAATAAAGCTCAGATATATGAAAGCCTACTTTTTTAGATTCGGCTTGTGCTTCCCATTCACCATTTAATAGCATCCATTGTTTTTTACTTTCAGGAATAATTGCTCCACAATTACTACATGACAAAGATGCTGATTCAGGTTTATTTTCAAGCCATGTTATTTGTTGCCACTTTAATTCTTGTTTGTGGTTACATTCTGGGCATGGCACTTTATACACTCTTTTATCTGATTCTTCGTAAGCCCTTTCTATTCTGCTTAATCCTTTTATGGTTGGTGTGGATGTCAGGATAATCTTACGATTCCAGAATGTTGTAGTTCTTTTTCTTCCTAATGATATTGGGTCTCCTTCTGTTCCTGCTGAATGAGGATATCTATCAACGTCATCCCATAGCAATATTCTTATTGGTCTAGATGCCAAGCCACTAGCACTATTAGCACCAACTAAAGATATAGCTCCACCTGCAAACTTCTTGTGCATAGTTGTATTCTCTGCAT